AGCCAACCAAGAAATGTCTGGCCGGCCAACCCGAGGGCGCACGGTGGGACTAGCAGCGAAACAAAACGCGCCGGCCAACACGAGGGCCTGCGGTGGGACTACCAAGCCAACCAAGAAATGTCTGGCCGGCCAACCCGAGGGCGCACGGTGGGACTAGCAGCGAAACAAAACGCGCCGGCCAACACGAGGGCCTGCGGTGGGACTAGCAGCGAAACGAAACGCGCCGGCCTACTCCTTGATCCACCCCTGGCGCAGCGCCCACCCATACACAGCAACCCCGATGGACGCCGCGATCGACGGCGGATCGCGGGCGAGCAGGCCAGCCAGGACCCCAACCACAGCAAAGGCGATGCTCCAGCGGAAGACGGTTTGATTGTCGGCGCGGTAGCTGTCCATCTGCAAACCCGTTTCCCACGAATTTCTAACTTGACATCGGCGCGTCTGGCCTTATAATCAGGGCATGTCTAAGCAACGTCACAAGGCTAAGCGCGAGATTGTGCCGGCGGAGATCTCGACGGTGGAGGCCGCCACGTTGTTGAAGGTGCAGGTGCGCCAGGTACAGCGGTTGATCAAGCGCGGGAAGCTGCGCGCGCGGAAGCTGCCGCCGGGTGGCCTGCGCTCTCCGTGGCTGGTCGTACATGCCTCGGTGTACGATCTCCTGTCTGTGGTGGCAGATGAAGAGTGGAAGCGCTCGCTGGCCGAGAACAGGCCGGCGCCGGTCGTGGCTCAACCCAAACGGAAAAGGCGAGTGTGATGGAATGGAACAACGTCTTTTGTCAGACACCAGCATGTATGGTCTCCAGCGTGAGGTGAATGAGCTTTTGGCCTCGGGCTGGCGCATCGTGCCAGGGTCGGTCGGGTGTGGGATTACTCAGCGCGCCGCCGCTCGCATAAACGAATTTTCGGCCCACACCCCTGAGGGTGTGGTGTTCGAGTCGCACTTCTGGGCCGTCGTCGAAGCGGCTGAGAGTGACGACGATGCCTGACCAACCGGGTGGGCCGCGCTGGCCGGCAGGACACGAGGATCTGCGTCTCTACGACGCTGTGCATGAGAAAGTGCGCAGGGCGGAAGCGCGCTTGATGGCAGCCCTCGACACCTTTGATCCGACCGATGAGCAGTGGTGGGCGGAATTGGAGGCAGCGGGTCAGGCCTATTGTGCTGCTCTCGGCGATCAGCGCTTGTTGTTTCCTCCGCTGGCAGGGCAAGATGAGTGAACTGTTTCATCCGCACTCGATCGTTGGCTACTACTCCATGCACGGCAACTGGACGATGGGCTTGGTTGTGGGCTACGGCTACATTGGCTTACCCGAGTCTGGCACGCCTTCCGAGCCGGACTGCTACATCATCGAGATCGAACCGCACCCGGAGGGGGTGCTCCTGCCGGTGAATAGATTGGTCGCCATTGAGTTGCACCGGGTGCATTTGGGTGGTCGTACTCCTGCAGGCAAGCTGCAGGTGCGTTTGTCGAATTGAAGCGATGGATGAGGAAGACGATGGCTGACTACAGTGCGTTTGAATTTGACCTATTCACTACCGACGAAATTGCGCGGATGATGCTTGACTCTGCGCTGCTTGGCGATACTGAATTTGTGGCGGCGTGTCGAGAAGAGATTATGCGCCGCCCGACTCCTTCTGACCCTCTGCCTGAGAATCAGCCCGGCCAGTCTGCCGACTGACCGGGCTTCGCGACCATTCGGCCCCACAGGGCCGCCGGGTCTTTTCGCCCAAACATCGAAGACACCGGCAGCACATTAAAAACCGAACAGCCGCTAGGTGCCCCCGGCGAGACTTGAACTCACACCCTACTGATCCGAAGTCAGTCGGCTGCTGGGTGAACGACTGATACGGAATCAGTCGGTCATTTGTTCTGTAGCGCGGCGCGGGCGCGCTCGGCGAGTCGGGCGCGGCTGTGTGATACGTAAAACTCGCTGGTCTCGAGCTGGCTCCAGCCGAAGATTGCCTTGAGGGTGTGCACGTCGACGATGGCTGCGTATTTGGTGGCGGCAGTCTTGCGCAGCGCATGGGGATGGACGCGCTCCTCGACGTGCGCGCGCTTGGCTAGGCGGCGCAGCAGGCCGGCGACTGAGTGATAGCGCAGGCCGAACAGGTTTTCGACGCTGGAGGGTCGCACGGTGAGCCAGGCAGCCAGCGCGCGGGCGGTCTCGTCGCTGAAGAAGACGAACCGCTCTTGATCCCCTTTGCCGACTACGATCGCTGAGCAAGACCCCAAGTCGACGTCACCCACCTGCAGGCCACACAACTCAGCCAGCCGCACACCCGAATCGGCCATGAACAGGATCAGCGCCTGGTCGCGTTGCGGATTCTGCGATCCGGCGGCGACGTTGATCATCTGCTGGAGGGCGTTGGTTGAGAGCGGCTTGGGGATGCGCTTGGGGAGTGATGGCATTTCGAGGCGGGTGGTTGGATCGTCGGGGCGCAGGCCTTCGGCGAGGCACCAGCGGAAGAAGGCTTTGACGGTGCGTGCGGCGCCGTGAACGGAAGCTGGCTTGAGGTTGCGGGTGTAGAGTCCGGCGAGCCAGGCCCGGAGATCTCCGAGCGACACCTGCGACACGTCGTCGAAAAGAAGCGAGCGCTGCAGGTCGGCGAGCCACATGGCGTACCACTGGATGGTCTTTTGCGAGCGGCGATTGAGTCGGAGCGAGGCGAACCAGGCGGCGGCGGCTTGTTGGATGGTCATGCACTTATCCTTTCGTTCAGCAGTTCGCGCCGCCCCCGTGGCGCTGCTGCGCGGTGCCGGCAGCGGGTCCGGACTCGCTGCCGGCGGCTCAGGGAAAGAGTAGCACATGGATCGAGAGAAGGCAATAGCGCTTGAGGCTGTGACTACGGAGGACCTCGAGCGTGAGTTAGCCCGGCGTGGGCGTACGGTGTCGCCCACACTCTGCTGGAAGTGTGGAGTGTGGTCGGCGCGGGTGATGGTTTACGACGGGTGGGGTGAGGCTTTGCACTGTGAGGGCTGCCTGAAGCGATGCGAGCGGTGCACGTGCCGCCGATAAGCAAATTAGGAGTCAGGAAGGAGGTGAGAGCGGTGAGTTTAGAGTTAGAGTTAGAGTATGCACAGACGATCGTCGGATCCATGTACCGGGCTTTGCGCCGGCTGATGAAGGCCCACGCCGACGCAGAGACGATCAAGATCCAGCGGGGTTGGGTCAGGTTTTGGATCGGAGAGGTACGTTGGTTGGAGAGCAGAAAGGAGGCTCAACGTGTTAGCGAGAAAGTTCAGTCCCAATCAGACGGTGGGGCTGCAGGACGACGTCGGTTTCGTGGGCGTGGTAACCGGTGCGCTGGTCGACCGGATGAACACGTTTACCGGCAAGTGGGTCATCGGCGTGAAGGAACCGGGCAAGAGCGCGTTTCGGGGTCAGGCGCACATCGAGGAGGGGCTGCTGGTGGCGCTGAACGCGCCGCCGGCGTACGTGCCGCCGCCAAGAGGCGTTAGCAAGGCGCGCGCCCTCGCCCCAGGACACGCGCCCGCCGAACAGATCTCCCGCTAGGGAGTGACGTTGCAGATAGTATAGCACGGGTGTCAAGACCCGTGCGAGTGAGAGCTAGAGATGAACGTTACAACAGAAACCAGGCTGGTTTTCAACCTGGTGATCACTGAGGAGGAGGCGCGCGAAGTGGTGCAGGATCCCAAGCTGATCGTGAGCGCGCTGCGGCAGGCGCTGTCGGCGCGGAGTGGGATTCGTGCAAGCGCGAACGGCAACGGCAAGGTCCCAAAAGCGTACAGGCCAATGGTCGCATCGTTTGCCTGCGCGTGCGGTCGGATGTTCAAGAAGAAAGCGTACCTGGTGCGGCACCAGGCGCGGGATCACCCTGCACCCGTTGTGGAGTCCGAACCGGGGGAGTTCTAGACCCGTGCGCGCTCTGCCGGCTGGAGTTGCGGTTGGGCGCGCCGGTGATGTACTGGCAGTTGGAAGGGTAGGGGCGTGGTCAGGTGGTCGGGTAGTCGGGTGGTCGCGTGGTCACGCCCCAGGAGGAGGAGGAAGCCGTGGTAACAATCGAATGGGAGGCCCGCTGGTCGGGCGGCATGAAGGAGACGGCTGTGCTCACGCAGCCGGCAGAGGGAAAAGTCACTCCCCGGCGTGAGTTTGCCCGGCACGTTCGGCATGTGTCAGGTGGGAGCGAGCTTTATAGGGCCGAGGTGCAAGACAGTGACATCGTTTTGCATCTCTATCAGAGTGGTTCTGGACGGACGGAGCACGTGCGCATGATTCACGGCCCTTCTGCTTGGAAGTCACCGGACTATCCTAAGTGGGAGAGCTTCGACGAGGCTGAGCAGGAGCTTGGCCTCTCAGAGGGCGCGCTTCGGCAGGCATTCGTCATGTGATGGTGGGAGGAACCGATGGGCAAGCTGATCTACCGGCCGGGGCAGGGGTTTCCAGGCACGATTCAGTCCGACGACGGGGAGATGATCGGCGCAATCAACATGTGGGGCGATGCGGAGAAGGAGGCGTACTACGGCCGGCTGTTCGCCGGGAGCGAGGACATGCTCGATACGATCGAGGCAGCGATTGATGCGCTGTCGGGGCATGATGAGTGGTCGTCGGTCGTGGCCTGGCTGGAGGGCGCGCGGAAGAAGGCGAAGGGAACGTAGGAGGACATCATGGGCGAGGAATTGGTTTCACTGGAGTTGATCGACGCCAATCCTTGGCAGCCACGCGCGTACGTGGATCCGGTCAAGGCGGCGGAACTCGCGGAGTCGATCCGCGAGCATGGGCTGCTGCAGGCGCCCGCCGGCCGGCGCATGCCAGATGGTCGGGTGCAGTTGGCTTTCGGTCATCGGCGGCTGGCGGCGTTTCGGTTGCTGCAGCAGGAAGCGCCGGACACGCGGTACAACTTCATGCCGGTGGACGTGGTGGTGTGGACAGATCGCCAGATGGCCGAGCACGCGGCGATCGAGACGAGCCAGCACGAGGACTTTACGGCCATCGACGCGGCGAACGGGATGCGGCGACTGATCGATGAGTTTGGTCTGACGCAGCTCGAAGCCGGGAAGGTGTTTGGGTTGCAGACGCAGGGCGCGGTGAGCAACAAGCTCGGCCTGCTCAAGCTGCCGGCGGAGATGCGCGATCTGATCCAGCGCGGCGATCTGCCCGAGCGCCTGGCGCGGGGGCTGCGCTCGCTGAGCCAGGTCGATTCGAAGGCGGCGGTGACGGCGGCGCAGGCGATTGCGAAGCAGGAGCCGGACGAGCGCGAGGCGCAGTTGTACGCGGAGCTGGACCGGTATGTCCGGGGACATGGGCAGCAGTTGAACTATCCGCCCTGGCCGCTGGACTGGCCGCCGAAGCCGATCAGCACTGGGAACCCGCACGTGTCGGAGATCCCGATGTGCAAGGGCTGCTCGTACAACGTGCGGTGCGACGCGGGTGACCCCAAGGACAGGGGCTGCATCCGCGTGGGGTGTTACAAGCTGAAGCTGAAGGCCTGGGCTGAGGCGGAGGCGGCGTGTGTCGCGGAGAAGCACGGGATCTCTGTGGTCGGACCGAAAGAAAAGGTGTCGATTCTGTACGACGGGAGCGATTACAAGAAGCGTGATGACGCGATCCGGGCGCTGGCCACGAAGCACGCTAGCTTGCGTGCGGTGCCGGTGTACGTGAAGTCGCATGGTAACGTGTATGGCGTGAAGAGTGTAAGCGGATCGGATTATGTGCTGCTGGCGAGCACGGACGTGCGCGCTCTGCGTAAGGCCATGGCCATTGCGCCGAAGCCCAAGCCGGAGAAGCNCAAGCTCGAAGCGTGGGAGAAGCGGGCCAAGGCGCAGGAAGCCGCGAAGCGTGAGCGTGCCAAGCGGGTGCGCGTGCTGCTGTCGAATGCGGCGCCGGCGTTCGCGCCGGTGATTCCGGTGGTGCTGCAGGACCTGTTGTACCGGGAGTTGCGGGATGACTTCGCGCACAGCTATAGGGAGGCGGAGAAGGTGTGGAAGAAGGCCAGCGCCGACGAGCGCGGCCGTCTGATCGCGGGCGCGCTGCTGAAGAAGCACGTAGGACTGGATGGGCATAACGCGCCGGGCGTGGACGTGGTGACGAAGAAGCTCGCGTCGCTGGCCCGGGCGGCGCACGTGCGGCTGCCGCGCGGGTGGGACAGCGTGCCGAGCGCGAACTCCAAACCTCAAACTTCAAAATCCAAAGGGGCAAAGGCCAAGAGGAAGAAGCCATGAGCACGACACGGATTCGGGCACGGATGCACGGATGGCCCGATGAAAGAAACGAGCGTGCGCCCTCCCCCGGGCGCACGCCCACCGACACAGAAGCAGTCTCGTCAGACTGGTGTCCGTAGTATAGCACAGGCTGTACCATGGACAACCGATCCTACGTGGCAATGCTGACCCGCGCGCTGACGCGGGGCGAGAGTGGGCGTGCCCAGGTGGGCCCGATTGGTGTGTTCTTCGTGATGGTGGTGCTGTACCGTGAGCACCCTGAGTGGTGGTCGGTCGACGAGCTGCAGAAGATGACCGGCTTCGACGAAGAGACGATCGCTGCGGCCCGGCAAGTGCTGCCGGCGGTCGGGGTGGCCTGTCTGGGGCCGGGCGGACGGGGGATCCGGCTGACAGAGAGTGTTTGTACACAGTTGGATTTCTGGGACAGGACTAAGAAGATCGGTTTAACCGATCTTGTCTCTGGTAGTAGTAGTAGTTTCTTACCTACAGAGGGGGAAGCACCACTACCACTACCTACAGACGGCGTTGGATCGGTTAAACCGATCCGACAATCCGTCACAAACCATCCGGACCTGGAGCGCCTGGCCGGCATCCTGATGACGTACGGCTGTCCACCAGGCGACGCCCGGGGCGCGGTTCAGTCGGCGCTCGACGATGGGGATGCGCTGGAGAGCGTCGAGCTGCAGGCGCTGCTGTGGATTGTGTACATGCGCTCGCCGCTGGGGGAGTCGATCAGGTTCCCGTCGTTTGTGGCGCGCCGCATTGAGCAGAACGTGCCGCCGCCGTCGTTCGCGTACCGGGTGAAGCCTGGCGATCCGGACTGGCGGCGCTGGCAGGAAGAGCACGCGGAGTTGTTCAAGCGGATTCGTGCGTTGGGGGGGCCGCGCTTTGTCAGGGATGTGGGGGAAGAGTGGGCCGAGTTCCTGAATCGGGATCGGGACGAGGGGGAAGAAAGCGAGAGCGACGATGGAGAGTAGGACGCTGGACGCGGGGACGATGCAGGGGCTGATCGAGTACAGCCCCAGCAAGCTGGTTTTCGGGAGGATGACCTTCAAGCACCGCCAGGCGAACGGGACGCACTTCTTGCGCCTGACGGTCACCGGCGATCGCTATCCGACCGAGGAGGAGGTTACGGCGATCGTGAATGTGCTGAAGGGCCTGGGCATTCAGGAGCCCGGGCGGCATATGCGCATTGACACGGAAACCGGCCAGCGGCTGATTGTGTTGAGCTGGCCGGTAGGGACGCAGGCGCGGCTTTTCTGATCACGGACGGAAGGGAACACGGAGGAGGCGGCGATGCACGACGAGTTTGACTGGGGCGATCCGGACGATGCGCCGGAGCCTGTGGGCCGGGCGATGATGCACAACGACATGGTAGCGGCGGACCTGGGCCGGTGCTGTGTGTGCATGATGAAAGGTCCGGATGTGCGCAATGTCCTGATGCTGCCGTACAAGTCTCTGACGCCGGGCTTTGGCTGGGGCTGTTTTCAGTGCGGCTTGCCGCCGGATGGGGCGGTCGCGGTGGTGTGTGATGACTGCCTGGGGCGCGAGGTGCGCTTTGTGGTGGTCGGTTACCCTTACGAGGATCGGCGCGTGTCGTTGGGTGAGTTAGAGCCGGAGAAGTTCGAGCACGATCTGTCGAAGCATCCGGAGGCACAGGAGGTTGACGGTGAGCACGGTTCCGCTTGACGAGGAGTCTATCAGGGCGTACCTGGATAGCCGCATTGTCCACTGGCGGAAGAGACACCGGGCGCGGGAGGAGATGGCGATCTATTACGTGGACGCGTTTCAGAGTGTGCGGGCCTCGCTTTTCGGCGAGGTGCTGCCGCCGGACGCTGACATGAGTGTGGAGAGTCTGTCGCTGATGAACATCGCGTACATCCTGCGTACGGCGGATCGGTTGAGCGGCGGGGAGAGCATTCGGGTGAGTGACGAGCTCGCCTTGCGGATGGCGGTGTATCTGGAAACGATCGCCACGCTGGACAATGTGCTGATGCAGAAGGTGGCGGAGACGCACGCGATTGCGAAGGGGGGGGCCGGAACGATGAGCGAGATGACGCTGGCCGGGATTATCGAGTTGCTCCGGAGCGCGGCGCGCTACGGGGCGGAGCGTGATGAGCCCGAGGGCGTGCGCTGGATTCAGATCAGCGACACGCTGGCGCTGCGCATGGTGGACTACCTGGAGCAGTTCCAGGCTCAAGACGAGTTGTATCGGCGCTTGACGGCGATGCCGGGGAGTTGGAGTCTGGAGGTGCTGGAGGCGGCAGAGGCGGAGGCGAAGCGGCTGCGGGAACAGCGGATGCGGTGAATTCACGGATCCATGGGGGCGGTGCGCGGGCTGTGATCGCGTCGCTTACACGCTGGCTTGGGCATCGCCCCCACCATGGCACAACACGGATTCGCACGGATTACACGGACAGGAGGCGAACATGAGACTGGTTTTCAAGGCGACGGTGGGATCGAGCCTGACGTCGGTGCTGGATGTGTACATCCTGGCTACTGAGGATATTGTCGATGCGGCGGGTGTGGCGGCGGAACAGGCGGCGACTGAGTTCGGTGAGGAGGCACGGGTGTTGAGTGTGGAGGAGTTGAACGCGTCGCTGATCGTGACAGACTGACTTCACGGAGAGCGGGCCGTGCGGTGCGGGAACACCGCACGACCCTAGACCCGAAACGCCGACGAGACCGGCGCGCGGGCTTGCGCTCAGTGTATCACGGCGCGCAAGCCCTACACCGGCCTGGCGGTTGGGCGTTGCCAGGCCGGTGTATTTTGAAGCACGGATCGGGTGAATGAAACGGATCGAAAAGCCGTCTCGTGGCCCCTACGCAGGTTGGAGGCTCGCCGGGCAAGCCGGCGACGGGATGAAGCGGGCAACGCACGCCCGGCCCAAACCTGACTGACCGAATGCGCCAAACGCTGAGGCGCTGAGGGACACACCGGGGAAAAGGACGACACAGGACGGGCACTACCGAACCAATGCAGGAAGAAGCGGCAGCCACCAGACGCGGCTTAGCTACGGTAACGCGATGCCGCCGAACGCGGCCGCCCTGCGCACACTGGAGGAGGGGGCCGGGGCAAGCCCGGCCCCTCGCCTCGATCGAGGAGGCAACACATGTTCAGTTGGGGGAATGCTCATTGGGTCATGCAGCACGACGTGGTGCGCCGGCTGCGTGAGGTGCGCGAAGAGCTGACGCTGAAGGTGGACGCGCCGGTCGACGAGATGTTCGTCGACGTGGGCGCGCTGCTGTCGGTGCTGTGCATCAAGTTTCGGCTGAGCGAGCAAGAGACGGCGGACGTGCTGGGCGTGGATGTGCTGCTGCGGCTGAAAGGCAGGCGGGCGAAATGATGACGGTGATCGTGGGGCGCGTGCTGGGGGTGACGCTGGCCACCAGCGGGGCGAACATTTGGATCCGGCGCTCGGACGCGGGGGCGCTGATCGCGGCGGTGCTGGACGGCCAGGCGCTCGAGGTGGCCCGGGCCACGTCGCCCGATGGGGCGTGGATCATCGTGCCGCAGTCGGCGCGTGTCGACCGCGCGCTGCGCGACCTGCGTTACCTGTTGGAGAACCTGATCCACGAGCCGGAGGGGAGACCTGCGCCGGCGGATGTCCGCGGAAATGTGACCCCGCCCGATCCGGACGCGGAGCTGGCCGGGCGGCTGGCGGAGGCCTGGCGGGCAGGGGCGAGCAAGAACGCGCTGGCGCGGATGGCCGGCTTTCCGCAGTACGGGGGGAGCTACGTGGCGCGCATTGACCGGGCGATTGAGTGGCTGGAGGCGGAGGCGCGGCATGGGGATGTCGCTACTACCGCACAAACAGAGCCGCCGGCGCTCGAATCCGACTCCCCCGGCCTGCTGGGGGCTGGAGTAGTAGTGGAGTAGTAGAGCATGGCTAAGCCGCGGGTGGTGACGCTGGATCGGCCGCAGCCGCAATGCTGCGCGACGTGCGCGTATCAGGCCCCGCCCTTGCCGACGGGCGGCGGCGTGGGGCACTGTACGCTGTACGACCTGGACCTGCGCAACGATCTCACGCGGCTGGTGTGCTGGAGCTACACGCGGGACCCAACGCGGAATGACCTGTATCGGAAGCTGGATCAGGGGCTATAATCGGCGGCAAGGAGGAAGCCATGCTGCTGTACATCAACGAGCGTGCGGCGCGGGAGTTCCACTATCGCACGTCGGCGGACGTGCATGGTATCACGCGGCGCTACTACTGCGCGGGCGCGCCTCATCGTGCTATCCTGGTCGTGCATGGCAACCTTGACTTGTCCCAGCTGTACGGCCGGGTTGTCGATGCGAATGTGGGCTGGGATGACGGCTGGCGCGAGTTCGTGCGGGAAGGCAACACTGGCAAGCGCCACACGAAGATCATGATTCGGCGCGTCATCGACAGCACGCGCTTTGTGGACATGTTGGCCGCGGTGCTGCAGCGTGCGCCGAAAGACAACGACTGAAGTCGTCACTACGGAGGGAACCATGAACGTGCCACTCATTCAGATGAGCCGCGCGGAGGCGCGGGCCAAGTTGAGCGCCTACCGGGCGGAGCTGCGCCGGCGTGTCGATGCGGAGTACGAGGCGGCGGCGGCCGGTTACGCGGAGCTGGCTAAGGGCACGCCGCTGCTGAATCTGGCGGAGGCTTTCGCCTTCGCCGGGCTGGGCGCGGATCTGCGTCCGCGCCTAGCCATCGCCCGCGCCGATCGACGCGAGGTGCATGTGTCGGTCGATCGCTGGAATGGGCTTCTCACATTCGATAGCAGTAAGATGAGATCCTACTCTGTCGGCCCGCTCGTGATTAACCTGTCGTGGCGGCATCCCGACCCGGACAAGATGCGGGGAGGCTTTGCGTTGGTGCCCATGGTGCCGGCCGATGTGCGCCCGCGCGGGTCTCTGCGCGATTACTTCGTGCTGTGGGAGGTGCATGAGTGGTCGGAGAAGTCGCAAACGGCGCGGCCGGATCGTGATCCGTATCTGCTCAAGTACTTGGCCGGGGACCTGTACGTGGTGATTTGTGAGTGGAGTTTGACGGATTTGGAGCGGGCGATTATGGCCGGTCGCAGGCGGACTTGACACCCTGAACACGTGTTCTATAATTGACTTGGCGGGCGTGCCCCCACGTCCACGGCCCAACGGAGTGAGTCCCCTCCGTTGGGCTTTTTTTGTTTCCGGGTTTGGGGTGCGACTTGAATTGTTAGGATTGCGTCTGTTTCCGTGGACAAGCGTGCCTTTGGGGGCGCTTGTAACGGTCTTGTAATTGACTGTGAAGCACGGTTGTTCTATCATCGTCGTACGAGCTTGGGCGGCTCGAGAGGGCGGCCCATGTCTCGATCAAACAGCAGAAGGGGAGCGCCTGCGGGCAATCAGAACGCCCGCCGACACGGTTTTTACGCCCGTCAGGCGCGGTCTCACCCCGAGGCTGTAGATAACGGCAGCGGCGCCCACGCTGCCGGTTCTTCTCCAGAGGGTGAGGCCGGTTCTCCTCCTCCGGCCTCACCACACCAAACTCAAACTTCAAACTCCAAACACCCAACTTCAAATGGTGCACAGGTGTCCCCCGCTAGTAGCGTGCGAGGGCAGGCAGGTGCGCCGTCGCCAATTCCCACGCTGGATGATCTGATCCTCGAGCTGTACTCCAAACAAAGAGACCTGGCCGCCTACCTGGCCGACCTGTCGCGGAGCGACGCGCCGGAGGTCGAGGCGCGCAAGCTGGCCGCGTTCGGTTTGTTTCGGGAGGGGACGGCCACGCTGGGCCGGCTGCTGCACTATCGCGGGGAGGGCAACCGCGACAAGCAGCTCACGGACGCGCTCAACAAGGCGCTCGATCTGATGTCGCGAGACCTCGGGGTGCAACTGTGATCGACCTGACCGCTTATATCCCCGTCCTTCTTCAACTCATTATCCTGGCTGGCACGATCTACGCTATCCGCAGCGCACGCCCCAAACAAGCCGCCGAAGCCAAGCAAGCCGAAGCGCAGGCCTCGCTCACGCTGGTCAACGGTTTTTCGTCGTTGGTCGCCACGCAGCAGCAGAAGTTGGCAGAAGCAGAAGCGGAGTTGAAAGAGGAGCGCAAGAAGGCCAGCATTGTGCCGACGCTGGCGCGGCGTATTGACGAGCTGGAGCTTGAGCTAAAGATGGCCAGGAATGTAATCGCAGACTTTGAACATGAAACCTAGGGGGCGCTAGGGATGCAGGGGAGATCCAATCGACCCACTCGTACAGGCAACCCGGCTCGCGCTCAGCGACGTGGGCGCGTACAGCCGCTACGTGTCACGGCGCGCATTGCGCGCTTATCAGCTGGAGCCGGCCGAGGCCATCGTAAGAAGCATTCTCGCTGGCGCTGGTCGGACTTTTGTCGTCGAGATGAGCCGGCAGGCGGGGAAGAACGAGCTGAGCGCGCAGTTGGAGGCGTACCTGCTGACGATCTTCCAACGCGTTGGCGGGCAGATAGTGAAGGCGTCGCCGACGTTCAAGCCGCAGACGCTGAACTCGCTCCAGAGGCTGAAGGACCGGTTGAAGACGCCGTGGCATATTGGGCGGACGAAACACCGGAGCGGCTATATCGTTGAGGTGGGTGAGGCGCGGGCGTTGTTTTTTAGCGCGGAGCCTCGCGCGTCGACGGTGGGGGCGACGGCGGATCTGCTGCTGGAAGGCGACGAGGCGCAGGACATCCGGGCGAGCAAATGGGACAAGGATTTCGAGCCGATGAAGGCCAGCACGAACGCGACAAGCGTTCTGTGGGGCACGGCCTGGACGACGAACACGCTTCTGTTTCACGTGAAACAAGCGGCGCTGAGGCAGCAGGCCAAGGATGGGGTGCGACGCTACTTCGAGTATCCGGCGGACGTGGTCTCGCAGTATGTGCCGGCGTACGCGGCTCACGTGGCGGATCGACGCGAGCGGTTGGGAGCAAGGCACCCGCTGATCGTGACGCAGTACGACTTGAAGGAGATCGACCATGAGGGCGGTCTATTCGGTGCGGACCGGCAGGCGCTCATGCATGGGACGCACGAGCGCCGGCGCGCTCCGGAGCCGGGCCGGGAGTACGCGCTGCTCGTGGACGTCGGCGGTGAGGATGAGGAGCAGCGCGGGTCGGCCGAGGTACTGGACCGCGATCAACTGGCTAACAAGAAGCGAGACGCGACGGCCATCACGATCGTGGAGATGGTGCCGGGCGATCAGTGGACGTACCTGGGCCGTGACAAGCATCTGTTCCTGGGCGTGCGGCTTACTTCGCTCTACGACCGGATCAATGCGCTGGTGTCTCATTGGGGCGCGCGCTGGGTGGTCGTGGATGCGACGGGCATCGGCGCGGGCCTGGCCTCGTTCCTGGAGGCGCGCTGGCCGGAGCGGTTGATCCGGTTCGAGTTCAGCGCGTCGACGAAGAGCGACCTGGGCTGGGACTTCCTGGGCGTGGTCGAGACGGGGCGTTTCAAGGACCATGCGGACGATCAGTCGCCGGAGTACCGGCAGTTCTGGTACGAGGTGGACAAGTGCCAATACGAGGTGCTCGACGGGCCCGGGCAGCGCCTGCGCTGGGGTGTGACGGAGCCGCCGGCGTACGACGGGCTTGTGGCGCGCGGGCACGACGATCTGTTGATCAGCGCGGCGTTTACGGCGGTGTTGGATCGGCAGCCGAAGCCCATGGAGTATTTCGGGGCGATCGTGCGCACGGAGCCGGTGAGGAAGTCGAGGCGGCGAGGGAAGTATTAGTCTCACGGACGCAAGGGATCACGGACGGTTGATCTAAAACGTGAAACGTAAAACGTGATGACACGGAACCCTTACGCGCTGACTTTCGGCCAGCGGGTGGCGCTGGCCTGGCGGATTGCGACGACGCGGCTGAGCATCGACGCGACGCTGCGGGATTTTCTGGGCGAGGACTCCCAGGGCAAGCCGACGTCTCGGGCCTCGTGGGCGAGCACGTACGAGGCGACGAAGGACCGGCCCTGGTATCAGCGTCACGAGAACCTGACCGATGCCCTGGCCGCCTGGCGCACGAATCCGCTGGCGCGCCGGATGGTGAATTTGACCCGCGACCACGTGTGGGGCAACGGGATTCGTCCCAGGTCGCGCATCAACGCCGTGCAGAAGTGGCTCGACCGTTTCTGGTTCCACGAGTTGAACAACATGGTCGAGCGTCTGCCGGTGTGGATCGACGCCTGGACGACGGACGGGGAGGTCTTCCCGACCTTTCATCAGAACGAGGTCGACGGGATGGTGTTCGTGCGGGCTTTGTCGGCGGTGCAGGTCGAGGGCTTGAAGTGGCTGTCGAACGATTACGAGCAACTGACGGCAATCGGGCAGCGGGCGCCCGGACAGATCGAATTGGTGTGGTGGCCGACGCTGCTCACGGCGGCGCCGGGCCAGAGCTTCGCCGGGCAGTTTGCGATCAACGTGCCCCTGGGTGCGACGCGCGGGGACGGGGATCTGGCGTCGGCGCTGCCCTGGCTGGCGTTCTACAGCGATTGGCTGGAGGCCCGGGTGGAGCGCAACGCGGCGCTGAGCCATTACTACGTGGAAGTGACGGTGCAGGACCAAAAAGACGTGCCCGACGCCCAGGCGCGCTACGCGCGCCCGCCCGCGGACGGCTCGATGGTGGTGCACTCGGCGGCGGAGAAGCACGAGGTCATTCAGCCCAAGATCGGCGCGGACGACGCGCAGGCGGATGGCTTCGCGCTGAAGAGCATGGTCGCGGTGGGCGGCAACATCCCGGTCTTCTGGCTGGGCGACGTGGGGCAGGGGAACACGGAAGCCACCAGCGAGAACATGACCGACACGAGCTATCGCCACTACGAGACGCGCCAGGCCTACGTGCGCAAGCGCATCGAGGAGACCTGCCGCATCGCCTACACGCTGGCGGCGGCCCAGGGCGCGGTGCGGCGCTACAACGATCCGGGCATTTCCACGGACGTGGCCGACGTGCGGCGCTCGGACAACCAGGCGCTGGCCCAGGCGGCGCGCGACATCGCGGAGGCGCTGGCCAAGGTGGTCGAGGCGGGATTAGACCAAGACGAGCGCACGCTGAAGCTCATTTTGAAGTTCGCGGGCGAGGACCTGGGCGACGCGGAGATCAAGCAGATCGTGGCGGACGCCAAAGCGCGGGCGGAGAAGAAGACGGTGGCCGTCCCACGGACAGAAGGGAACACGGACGATGAGTAAGAGTAAAAGTTCAAAATCCAAACTTCAAACTCCAAAGGTGGAGGAGTTCCGGTTCACGGTGCCGTTGCGTCTGGCGCGCACGGCGAAGGCGCTGCCGGCGGGCGTGGCGCGGGTGTACGAGGTCACGATTATGGCCGCTGGCGAGACGAAGAACGGCATCACGCTCCCGGACGAGGTCTTGAGCGTGGGCGCGCCGAAGTTCGAAGGCGTGGGCGCGCTGTTCGACCATCCGGGGTTTTTCGACGATCCGAGCGTCTCGCGGCTGGTGGGTGTGTACCGCGATACGCACTGGAACGCAGCCGACCGGCGCATCGACGGCGAGCTGCACATGTTGGCTATTTCCGCCTCAGAGCCGGCGGTCGAATTGCTCGACGCCGTGATTGGGATGCAAGAAGCGGGCCAGAAGCCGCCGGACGTAGGGATCTCCGCGTTGGTGTCCCTGCCTTCGGAGTGGATTGATGGCAAACGCGTGGCCGTCTCGATCCGGGAAGCTGTCTCTGCGGATATCGTCTACCGGCCGGCGGCCGGTGGGAAGGCGCATCGAGTTCTCAATTCAACGCAAGGAGCAGGTGAGATGGAAAACGAAGAAGAAACCCGGCAAGGGGATGCCGGGTCTACGGTGGTGGCAGCGGCAAGCTCTGCCCCTACGCCGGTGGTGCAGGCAGGGGCAAGCCCTGCCGCTACGCCGGCGCAGCCCGACGCGCTGGGCGTGGCTTTGCAGCGCGAGCAGTGCCGGGCGCTGCTGGATCTGAGTCTGAGCAACGCCGGGCTGCCGGCGCAGTTCGCGGCGATCGTGCGCGATCGCTTCACCACGAGCGATGGGGCGGTGCGTGTGTTCGACCCGGCCGACCTGGAGCGGGAGATCGCGTCGGTGCGCAGCGCGGCCGCCAGCTTCGCGCAGGGCGGCGCGATTCAAGGCATGGGTCATCCGGCTCACGACGGGCGTCCGACCGTGCAAGGGATGTGGTCGAGCCGGGAGCGCATCGAGGCGGCTTACGAGCGGCTGATGGGGCTGCCGGTGGCCTCGCAGTTCGCCGACGTGCCGCGCCTGCGCGGCCTGGCCGAGCTGTACACGGGCCTGACCGGGGACGTGGATATGCGCGGCATCTTCCGGCCGGAGTACGTGCGCTTCGCGGTCTCGGGCGCCACCAGCCCGAACACCAGCGCCGTGATGGCGGAGCTGACCGCCAATCTTCTGAACAAGCTGGCGCTGGTGCAGTGGCAGAAGCTGGCGCGAGCGGGCTACGAGTGGTGGCGGCGCGCGGTGATCATCCGCGACTTCCCGACGCTCCAGCCGACACAGTGGATCGTGGCGGGTGGGTTCGGAGACCTGCCCACGGTCGCCGACGGCGGTGTGTACACCGAACTGGTGTGGGACGACAAGCGGGAGGTGATCAGCTTCCTGAACAAGGGCGGCTATACCTCGCTGACGCTGCGCATGATCGACATGGACGATATCGCCGGCTTTCGCGCGGTGCCCGAAGCGCTGGCCACCTCGGCTATCCGCACCATCAGCGCGGCGGTGTCGTCGGTGTTCACCGACAACCCGACGCTGAACGAAGACAGCGCGGCGATGTTCTCGACCGCGCGCGGCAACCTGATCGCCTACGACCTGGACGTGACGGGCTGGGAGCAGGCCGGGATCGCGATGTACACGGCGACGGAGTTCAACAGCTCCAAGCGCCTGGCGACGCTGCCGGACCGGGTAATCGTGCCCATCCAGAAGCGTCGGAATGCGATCAAGTTGTTTTTCGGCGACAAGGAGCCGGGCGGCAGCCTGAACGACCTCAACGTGGCGCCACTCGACGCGGCCCCCGGTGGGCCGAAGGACAGCGCCGGGCCGGTGCTGGTGAGCCCCGACTTCACGGACACCAACGACTGGGTGGCCCTGGCGAATCCGGATCTCGCGCCGGCGGTGGGATGCGGGTTCAGGTTCGGGGACATGCCGGAGATCTTCAGCGTGGCCGACCCCAACAGCTTCCTGCTGTTCTTCCAGGACGCGATGCCGATCAAGGTGCGCTGGTTCTACGCGGTGGGGGCGGTTGACTTTCGGTCGGCGGTGCTGTCGCAGCTTTAAGCACAGCACGACACGGATTTCTGACACGGATACACGGATAAGGAGAGAGACACATGAGCAACAGGACGTACTTCATGCGGTTGGTGGTGACGCTGCTGCTGGCGGTGCTGGCGGTGGCGGGCACGACGGTGGCGCTGGCCGGGCCGCTGGCGGTTCCGGTCGAGGCGCCGGCGTCGCAGGCCACGGGCGGCTGGGCCGAGTATCTGCTGCACTCGGGCGCGGTGAGTATCACGGCGGATGCGACGGGGACCGGGCGCGTCATCGCCGACTATGGCGTCGTGGACTGCTACCAGATCGTCGACATCGGCAGCGCGCAGCGCGTGACCACGACGATGGCGCATTCCCCGGACAACTCGAACTGGGTGGACGGGATGGTCTTTCCCGGCCGGCAGGCGGACGGTGTGGACTATCTGACGTTTCCGGTGACGGGCACGTACAACCGTGCCAGCGTCGACATCATGACGGCAGCCACGGGGGTGACGGTGACAGTGCGCTGCACGGCGAAGGACAAGAGCAACTAGCACAACACGGATTCGGACACGGATTGCACGGAAACGACGTACACGGAAGGGGAGGTAAGCATGGCGAAGAAGGCGGTTGAGCCGGTCGAAGGTCCGGACCTGGCGCAGGTCCTGGAGGAGCGCGGGTTCCGGCCTGCGCCTGAGGAGCCGGCACCGGAAGGGGAGCAGAAGAAGCTGCTCGAGGCGGCGCTGAAGCACTACGGGTTGGAGAAGGTGCTGCGGGCGATCTATCTCCGGGCTGGCGTGGTGAAGCTGATCGTCGGTGATGGTCGGAAGCTGTGGTATCCGGAGGCGGCGACGCCGTTCCGGCTGACGAACTATCAGCCCGCGAAAGCGCGGTCGCTGCTGGGTGGGCTGAAGCGGGAAGACGAGTAATCGGTAAGTGGGGATGGCCGGGTCGCGTGCCGGCGATCCCTGCTTGCCTGGGAGATGAATCATGATCGACGAACTGTTGAACCAACTGCGGCTGGTGCTCGACGATCCGTTTGCGAAGGTGATTATCGGGCACACGCTGATCAACCTGGTGGCGGCGCTGGCGGCGGCTCTCAAGACGGGGACGCTCGACCTGGAGCACGTGAAAAGCTTCGTGCTGCAGAAGCTGCTGCCGAATCTGGCGGTGTTCACCGTCGCCAAGCTGGTAGGTGGCCTGGCCGGGCTGGATTGGCTGGCGGGCGTGGCCTGGGCGGCGGTGGAGGCGGATCTGCTCGGCGATCTGGCGGATAGCCTGGGGCGGCTGGGGCTGCCGATGCCGGGCGGGCTGGTGAAGGGTCAGGGGTAGCACGACAGCACGACACGGATTCGGTCACGGATTGCACGGATTAAGGAGTAGGCAATGGGAGCCTGGTCTGCGCGGCGGGATGCCGCCGCTCTCAGTACAACCAACGACTTTATGACCCTGGTTTCCGCCTCGGCACGCCGGGCGTATGTGTACCTGGTGGAGTTCGCGGGGATGGGCACGGCCTCGGCGGCGAATTCGGTGCAGGTGGCGCGCAGCTCGGGCGGCGTGACAGGCGGCGGCGCGATCACGGCGGAGCCGATCGGCGGTGAGCAGGCGGCGGTGGCCTCTGTGGTGAACACGACCTGGACCACGCAGCCGACGCTCGACGACGTGGTGAAGCTGCTGGGGGTCAATGCCAACGGCGGGATCAACCGGTGGCAGACAACTAGCCCGCGGGCGATGATCGAGGTCAGGAACGCGGCGACGCTCTCGCTGCGCTCGGCGACGGGGACGAGCACGGTCTCGGGCTATCTCGAATGGGATGAGCCGTAGAGCACGACACGGATTAGGTCACGGATTGCACGGAGGGGGCAGGCAGGTGGGAGGCCTGCCCCTTTTGCAGCGCAGCCTATGGCGATCGTACGCGGGGCTTCTCATTGGGTGCGCACGCGCGACGGCGTGGTGTCGGCGGTCGTGTTCTACGACGACGCCGACGGGCGTCCGGCGCGCATCGACACCTCGCGCTCGACGCTGCGGGACTTCGAGGTCGAGTTCAAGGGCGTCTCGCGGGATCTGAAATTCGTCGTGCCGATGGGGGATAGCAGCCGGGGCGTGCTTAACGTACTGGCGCGGGAGATCGATATGCGCAAAGACTCCGACACGTTTATAAGCCTGTCGGAGTGGACCTTCACGCTGCGGATGTAGGCGATGGCCTTCCCGACTGTCCAGGCGACAAACACTAGCGCAGATACCACGGCCACGACGACCCACACGGTCAACTTGCCGACGGGCATCGTGTCGGGCAATCTGTTGTTCGTGGTCTTCGGCATGGCTATCCCGGACGGCCAGGTGATCACCTGGCCGGGGACTCCAGACGTCGACTGGCACGAGTTCTATCGCGTCGATCAAACCGCCGGCGCGGATGCCGGCATGGCCGGGGCCTGGCGAGAGGCGGACGGCACCGAAGGCGCGACGATCACGGTCACGACTTCTCTCAGCACGAAGTCGGCGCACGTCAGCTATCGCATCACCGACCACGAGGACCCGGACACGCAGCCGCCGCAAGCGGCAACGGCGCTGGGAGCTAATGGACAGTCAGACCCGCCGAGCCTGACGCCGACGGGCGGGGCAAAAGATTACCTGTGGCTGGCGGTCAGCGCCCGCACACACGACAATACGGGCGTTCTCACGCCGCCGACCAGCTACGGGAGCATCGTCGAGGCCAGCGGCGGCACGGGGTCGGGCGGTATCCTGACGTCGGTCTCGCAGCAAAACTTGAATGCTGCGAGCGAGGATCCGGCCTCTTATACGGGCGGCGATGCGCTTGCCGAATGGACGGCCGCCACGGTTGCGATTCATCCGGCGAGCGCGCCGCCGGCCGACCCGGCCTTCTTGCCTGAGCTGCACGACACGGATTGGGTCACGGATGACACGGAAGCGCAGGAGTACGTTTTCTGGCTGACGCCCGACGACGTGGTGGTCGTCGAGGACATGCCGGCGCTGGGGGTGCTCGAGGAGCAGATCGCCGACGACGTCGAGGGGCACGATTACGTTTTCTGGCTGGGCGAGGACCTGGTCGTCGTCGAGGACTTCCAGCCGCTGCCGGAGATGGTCGAGTCGGTGGCGGAGTTCGACGATACGCTGTATCAGTGGGCGGCCTGGCCACTGGCGGCGGACGTGGTGCTGGATGAGCCGCCGCCGCTGCCGGTGCTCGAGGAGAGTGTGGCGGTGTTTGACGATACGTTGTATCAGTGGCTGGCCGGGCCGAACTCGCTGAGCGGGCTGCCGGGGTTTACGATCGGGTTGGTGCGGGTCACTAGCACGATCAAAGGTGTGGTCATCACGCTCGGGCTGAAAAATGCCAAGGTCACCACTACCTATAAAGGCGTGCGCGATGGAAGTACGGACTGATCACGGACGGAAGGGAACACGGACATGAGAATGCAAACCTTTACCTGCAGGTGTTGGTTTGCGCGAGTTAGGAGTTAGGAATTCATGACGGCGCCTTATAGTACGTGGACGTGGCGGGTGGGCAGCACCGAGCCGATCGAGTTTCAGCTCACGGCGGATGGGGAGGTGGTGGATCTGTCGGCGGTGACTTCGGTCGAGGTTCGGTTCGAGGCGCACGACGGGTCGCCGCTGTCGAATTACGACACGGTAGCGAATCCGACGAAGCTCGCGATCACGGATGCGGTGAATGGCAAGGTGACGTTCTATCCGGGTGCCGCTGAGTTCGCGTTGACCGAGGGGCATTTCAACGCGTTCTTTTGGGTCACGGATGGGGCGGGGCGGATTGCGTCGTACCCGACCGGGGCGAACTTTGTAATCAGGGTCATCAGGAACTTCTAGGCTTCTCTCACGGACGGAAGGGATCACGGACAGGGTTTCTCTCTAGGCTGACGGACGAGGTGAATGATGCGGATCGGCGAGTATCGAGAGCGGCTGCGGATTGAGCTGAGCGACACGGGCGTGGCGACGTGGGAGGATCACACGCTCGACCAGGCGGTGCGCGAGGCGCTGGAGGATTACAACGATGCGAATCCGGAAGAGGCGATCGGGACGCTGACGTTTGCGAGCGCGAGCCGGGAGCTGGATGTGTCGAGCCTGGCGCGGCTGATCGATGTGCTGCGGGTGTGGTGCCCGTACACGGCCGCCGATCCGGAGTTTCCACCGGAGTGGCGCACGGGCTTCGAGCTGTGGCCGGGGTCGATCCTGTACATCGCCGACGGCACGGAGCCGGACGCCGACGACGTGGCGCGCATCTGGTACACGCGCACGCACACTATCCAAGAGCTCGACGCCGCGACAAGCACGAGCATCCCGGTCCAGGATACGCAGCTGCTGGTGGTCGGCGCTTCGGCCTATGCCGGCTCTGCCCGGGCGCGCGAGCTGAGCGAGACGGTGACGGCGGAAGACGAGGCGTACCGGCAGATTGCGGGCTTTGCGTTTCGGCGCATGAATGAGTTCCGGGCGGGCTTGAATCGGATCCGGGCGAAGGCGGCGGGGGGGTATGTCAGTCTGCCGGTGCAGAGGCGCAGGCGAGTTCCAAGACAGTGATTCCTCACGGACGGAAGGGGTCACGGACGTGGGATGTAAAACGTGAAGCGTAAAACGTGAAGACTTTGACGAGCACCTTGACGACGGCGCAGCAGCAGAGCGCCATCCACGCCAGCGTCACGGCCACGCTGACGAGCAATCAGTGGCCGGCGTTCGCGGCGCATGCGGTGCGCATTGCGCCGACGACGCGGGACGGGGACGCGGTGAGCACGGGCACGGCGATCATCCGCATCTGCAACGACGCCGGCACGATTCGCTACATGCGCATCACGGACCCGGACACGGCGACGAATTGGACTCAGTGGACGGCGCTGGTGAGCGGGGTGGGGGCGTCGACGCGGATCGCGATCTTCTATGCCGTGAGTCGGGTGGTGGTGGCTTGGCTGGCCAACAATGACGTGAACTGGGTCTACTCCGACGACGACGGCCTAACCTGGTCGAGCACCAACACCACGGCCTACGCCGGCGCGATCACCAGCACGACGGTGGCCATCGGCGGAATTTCTAGCACGGTCACGGGGCGCGGGGCGATCGTGATTGCGTACGACGAGGATGGCGCGCCGGAAACCTATCACCTTTTGCTGTGGAAGTACGACGAGACCGCCAATACCTGGTCGAGCATCGGCGACTACGCGGGCACGGAGATCCGCGAGCCGGATTCGGTCGCCGGCGTGTATCGTGTGGACTCGGACGATTACTGTGTGGTGCTGCTGCAGGTGGGCGAGGCGGGGATCACAAGCCTGGTGCGGCTGATTCTGCTGCTGCACGCCACGGCGAGCGCGTGGGTCACGGCCGACACGCAGCCACACAGTAAGCTGACTTTCACGGTGTACGACGCCTCGAGCCGGACCCGGGTCCAGCTCTCGCAGACGAAAGTCAACGGGTTCTATTGGCTGACGTTCGGCCAGCAGTATCACGACACGGGCGCGAGTGTGGTCTACCTGGCGCGCAGCGACGACGGGCTGTTCTATTCGGCGTACGTCGCGACGGAGATCCGGGCGCTGCAGTTCGCGCACGTGCGCCTGCTGGAGTACGGCGACTACATTTATCTGATCAAGCCGGCGGAGGTGTGGCGGTCGCCGCTGCCTGCTGCGGACGTGACGGCGACGGTGGTGCGCTACGAGTTCGACGGGGACAGAATCACGGTTGTCTTACACGATGCTGACGGGAGCCTCGCAGATTCGTCACTGCTGGTCGAGGGGGGGCTGCTGAGCGTGGAGCGTGGAGCGGTGAGCGTGATCGGGGCGGAGCGCGTCGAGTTGCACACGTTCTCGATCATTTCTGTGGACATACACGGCGCGCGCGTGACGGTCAAGGCCGAGACGGCGCTCGAGCGCATGAAGCGCTGGATCTCCGAGTACGCGCTGACCTGGACGGGGACGCTGGCGAATCTGCTGGAGCGCCTGGCGGCGTGGTGCGACATCCACACGATCAGCGTCGATGGGGCGAGCGCCTGGGATAATACGCTGACGGGCTTCGTGGTGAGCGTCGGCCAGCGCGGGAACCAGGTGCTGGCGCGCCTGCAGAGGTACTATCCGTTTCTCGTGGAGATGGATGGCGACACGCTGGCGGCGACGGTGGCGGTCGCAAGTCCGGCGTCGACGTACGATTTTGACGAGCACGCCGGGACGATCGGGCTGCGGGAAGGCTATCAGGTGGCGGCCAATCAAATTTTCATTTACGGCTCGGGCGTGTTCCTGGCGCAGGCGTTCGCGTACGCGCCGCCCGGGCCCGGGCGGGCGCTGTACCTGACGGATCGCTTTCTGACGTCGACGGCGTTGGCTTCGGCGCGCGCTTCAGCGGAGCTGATCGTGCAGAAGGAGCGGCGGCGCACCGGGCGGCTCGAGACGCTGCCGCACTTCGGCGTGATGGTCGGGGATGTGGTAAGCGCGGATGGGGAGAAGTGGCGGATTGTTGAGGTGGCGGAGAGGTACAGGAAGCCTCACGGACTGAAGCAAACACTGACGCTGCGGGGGACGACGTGAAAGAAAATTTCAAATTTCAAACTTCAAACTTCAAAGGGGGCGGGGATGACGCTGTTTGCGACGATCGAGGCGTTTGATGTGGGCAGCTACACGGCGACGCTGAATCTGGACGGCGGGTATGGGTTTGCCGAAGATGTGCCGTGCAGCCAGGCGATCGATAGCGCGCTGCTGGTGGCCGGCGCGCGGGTGGCGGTGGGGTTCGCGGATCCGGCGGACGAGGCGGATTTCGGGAACGCCATTGTGTATGCGGTCTTCTGAGCGGTAATGGGGAAGTGGTGATTGGGAGGTGAGTCGTGCGCACGGTTGAGCAGCCGGAGTATGAGGATTTGCTGCGGGTGGCGGATCTGGCGGACGTGGTCGTGGAGATGGTTGGCAAATATCTCGGCGCGATGTATACTCGCGACGAGTTCCGCAACGCGGTGTTCAAGCCGGGCAAGCGCCTGCGCGAGGCGCTGCACAAGGCGGGGTATCGGGCGGAAGGCGAGCTTCCGCCTCTGGGGAGGAAGTGATGCTTGACCAGGCGGGGATTCTGCTGCAAATCGCGGAGGATACACGGCGGCTCAGTCAGTTGCTGTTGGTCTTCGCGAGTGACTATCTGGCGCCGGTGTTCGAGCAGCATCCCGAGCTGCCGAATGCGAAGATCACGATCACGATCGACAACAGCCAATCCGGCGCGCCGATCGTCGAGGTGCGAACGCATTTCGCGATGCCCGATCCGAACCTGTCGGTTCTGAAACTTCAAATCCCAAACTCCAAACTTCAAAAAGGCCTGCTGTAGGCGCTGCGCTGGAGTGGGGTTGTACAAGGGCTTGGTTGTACCGGGGCTTTTGCTTTTGATCCGTGGATTCGGTTTTTGGCCGACGGCGCGCGCGGGGTACCCGGCGGTCATACGCGCTTCGCGCCCTGGACAGGCGGGGTACCCAAAAACGGTATAATGGTTTCCACCCCCCCCACACCTACTGGATACCGTTTTTGGGTCGCCTGCTGGCAGGGCCGCCGGGTCGCGCGTCGCCGTTCGGCCATCCGGGGTTTTCCGGGGCTTGCCTTTTCCAGGGCTTGGTTGTACCGGGGCTTGCTTTGCCCAATCTCAAACTCCAAACACCAAACTTCAAAAGCCCGTGCTGTAGGCCTGCCCTCGCATGCGCCTGGCGGGGGTGTGGCGCTGGCCGGGAACGAGCGGGCTTTTTTCGACGAGCGTGCTTTGCGTGACGAGGGAGGCGGGGGCTGGCGGCGCGGGTCGGCGGCGGGGAGTCCTCGACCGGGGCCGCCGCATCGCGCCG